GATACTTCCATCGAAGGTGCTCGTGAGAATATAGCAGACATTTGGAAGTTTCATGAGGACATTCTGTCTGCCTACGAAGATGTAAAGAAGACTGACGACTCGGCTAAAATTCAAATCTATTTCGGGTAATTTACCACAAACAAAAGGACAAGACAATGGTTATCGGAATTGAGTTCAATCGCGTAAAGACACCAAGTGGAAAGACATTCTACCGTGTTGCACCTTATCTGAACAACGTAAGTAAGATGAAGGTTGGTGTTGCTGCACTTCTCATTTTCACAATCGGTTTCTTTAGTGCTATGAGTGCTTTCTCGAAGAACAATCAACAAGACAATTCACACATCAAACCGTGGGTAGGTTATCATGGAAACTAAAAGAAGAATCATTTTCAACTCTCTAATAGTCTTTGGACTATTGGTATTTGCAGCGACGGTCGGTTTTGATTTCATATCTCAACCATCAACACTTTCTTTCTTACTTGGAATAGGAATCTTGATCCCAACGAGTTGGTTCACAGGAACAGGAATCTACGATTTGGTTCAAGACATCACTACACTCATTCAAACAAACAACAATAAAACAAAGGAAAATGAAAATGCGTAATCTCATAATCGGTGCAATCGCAGTAGTTGCAACACTCATCGTTGGTTCAATCTTTTTCGGATGTGAACGTATTGATGCCGGTCACGCCGGTGTAAAGGTCGAATTGTATGGTTCCGACCGTGGTGTTCAAGACATCGAGTTGGTAACGGGTATGGTGTGGTACAACAGATTTACCACGGCTGTCTATGAGTTCCCAACATATGTTCGTGAAATCAAGTATCAACGAGCAGTAGACCAAGACGGTACGATTGTCAATGACAATTCAATTCATTGTACAACAGCAGATGGTATGGCTATTTCATTCGACGTAAGTATGAATTATTCAGTTCAGAACAATGAAGTTTCTAACATCTTCCGTAAGTATCGTCTCCCACTTGAAGACCTTGAAACACGTTATCTTTACACTTCCGTTCGTAATGCGTACAACGGTGTTGCCGGTCAAATGACAGCAGAACATATCATTTCTAACCGTAAGGTATATGAAGATTCCGTTCGTCGTGTTCTTCTTGGTCAATTGAGTAAGGAAGGTTTTGAAATCCAACAGATTACAATTGCAGGTAAGATTTCTGTTCCACAGTCTCTCGAACAGGCAATCAATTCAAAGATTACCGCTGTCCAAAATGCTCAACGTGCAGAGAATGAAAAACAACAAACAATCGCGGAAGCACAAAAGCAAATCGAATCGGCTCGTGGTGATTCCGCATCTACAATCATTCGAGCTCGTGCGGAGGCAGAGGCAAATCGACTGAAGCAGCAATCTCTGACACCACTTTTGGTTCAGAAAGAAATGATTGACAAGTGGAACGGTGCTCTTCCTCAGTACGGAACTGTACCACAACTTTTTCGTGACGTAACGAAATAACGTTTGGAATTTTCAAAAATGTTTCGTAGATTTGTTTTTCAAAATTCACTTACATCAAGGGTTTCAGTATGAAGAAAGTCCGAAAAGTAGAACCATTCAATTGGTCACGGACACCATCACGGGAAGGTGTAGAAAGAGTTTTTCTCGCCGACCCAAATGCTTACACGACGTTCGGTAAGTCAATCACAAAGGACGAACTTTGTAATTCTCTTGCCCTCTACAACAGGATTATTTCCCTCGAACAGAAGAAGTCATTCTTCAAAAATCTGTTCTTCTTTACACTCTCGATGATTCCTTTCGCAGTTCTTTTTTACAATATCTTTTTCGGAGTAAACCGATGATAAACTCAAATGCCCACCAAACTTCAATTATCGTCACACCACCGACGTTGAAGCAACAAATCATCATTCGGATGAATACGCTGGTAAATAAGGCCGGTGGAAAGTATTTCGAATACGATGAACAGGGTCTACCAAAACCACTCACTACAATCGAGGATGTTGATGTATACGGTGTGGAAACCGACGGTCGTGAAGTCTATCTCATGGCAGTTGTAAACGGTGATGAATGGAACTCTGATGGTGACTTCACTCCGTATAACGTAAAGGAATTTTTCCTCGAACAACTTTGGGATGTTTATGTTGCTCTCGAACCAATCTATGAATCAAGATTCAATGATTATGCCAACTTCCAACAGGACTAAACAATTTCCAATTGGTAAGAAGATTTTCGCTCGTTACGTCGATGAGTACAATGACCTACAAATAAACTTCATACCGACGTATCTTGTAGAAGACGGAGAGAGTTTGTATATTGGCACCAAGAATGATATGGTTGGTTCACATAAGGGTTATCACCCACTCAACCTACTAATTGGTAGTAATCAACTCAACGCTAAAAACTTGTCAAACATTTATCAGAAGAAATCAGGAGTAACTGATGCCAAAGGCAAAGATAACAATGAGTCCAACTGAACTCGGAAATCAGTTTGAAACATTCTTCACCGAATTATTCGATGAAGTGGGCATAAACAGTATTGTCTTCAACGAACCAATCAACTTGGAATACGATGAAGAATCAGACACGAAGATTTATGTTCATCAACTCTTCCGTAACGAAGATGACCCCACGAATCCCGGCAAACAAAATATCTATCTCCTGTACTACGACGGTTGTGGGTGTTTTGACATGATTGATAACCCACACAAACGGTATCAAGTTGTACCAATCCAAGGGGCATCACTGAATCATCTTTGGGTAATTTATTCACACTACAACAGTAACCACTAATTTCTAAGGAAACGTTATGGCTTTCTATTTCGCAAAAGTTCAATTTGAAATCACCCATGATAATGGTAAGGTGAAGAAGCAATCTCGTTCATACATGGTGAACGCCGTGTCTGTAACAGATGCCGAAGTTCAAGTGAACAAGTATCTATCTACGTGTGTTGACCCATTTGAGGTCAAGACGATTTCAGAATCAAAGATTGTGGACTACATTGATGAACAATAATTTCAAACAACTACTCGAGAGATTCTCCGAACAGTGGGAATCGGTCACGGAATCTTCAAGTCTTGAAGAGGTAGAAACAAGTTTTTCAGCACTCGAAGAAACACGTGAAGACATTTTGAATTGGGTATTTGATAATATCCAAGACGAAGAAGAACAAGGAACGTACTTTTCAACATTTGGTTCGGTTGAGTCAAATCTCGCTGAAACATATGGCGGAATCCCTGTATTCGATGGTAATTTTGATATTTACGACTCATTTGATGAGTACGAGGCATACTATCAACGGTACGGGTGTTTGGTTCCTGAGTTTGTTATCTCGTGGGATAGCGAACGAATTCTTTGGTCTGACGACTTGACAATAGACGTTATCAAGCGACCCGATGTTCTTATGTCTTCAGACAAAGACTGATGCTCAGTTACAACTGATTACTTACTTCAAAGGGCTCGTTCACGAGTCCTTTGTTGTAAGGGACAGAACTCAATTCTGGTGAGTTTTTATTTCCAAGACGAGTCCTTACATGGGTCGAGATAAAAAAACTCACCAGAAACAAAAGCAACCACCAAAACTGAGGTTTATATGACGAACTTATTGATGATATTTGCACTGGTGTTCGTGACACCAACACAAAACCACGATTACAAGGTATTTGTCACCAAAGACAGGTATCAGGCAGACCTATGGGTTTGGAAGACTGAGAGTAGATACCAAGCCACAAATATTGAACAGAATTGGTTTGAGACAAAAAGTCGCTACGAGGCGGACTTCACTGTAAAATTTGTTGATTCGAGATATAAGGCAGACCTAATTATCTTCTACACAAAGAACAAGAATGAAGCTGGATGGAAGAGAAAACACAAACTTTGTGGTTTATTAGGAGATGAGTTTGGATGTTGAAAATAATGCTTGACTCGTATTGCTTTATTTTGTATCTTTACAGTGAACACGGGAAAAGAGTGAACACCGGGAAAAAAGCAATTACTGTAGTTATAGTTAAGAATAATATACTATAGCTACTATTAAATCTAGAGGTTCTGTAATGCTAAATAACATCATAAAACTAGAAGACAATATCTACATTGTAAAGCGTATTCTAAATTCTTCTACTAGTGAAGAAGCTGCAACTGCAATACACCACAACCTCGGAACAGATTCCCTACTGAAGGGGAAGGATGGTAAATGGTTTTGTTGTCTATTGGCAAAAGATGCACAGTTTCGTGATGTTGAATTAGTGCCAACTGAGTCAAAGTATGATTACACCGGCACTGAGTTTGAACTCGGTGACAACGGGGGACTTGGCTAAAAAACATTTGGAATTCTCGTAGAAATTCCCTATCATTGAAGATGAAAACAAACAACTGATATTTATACTTGGTCGGTATAATGTTGTTGTAATACACCTGTGTCTTTGGACACAAAGAATGAAAACACTATTATCCACAAAAGAGAGAGTTGATATGACTAACAAATGGAAACGGGTTGCAACCGTCGTATTCGTAGCTGTGGCATTTGTCACGATTGCGATGAAACCCTTCAAGAAGGGTGAAGTTCTGAAAGACGTGTTGTATTCATCTATCGTTTGGGTTGAGTCTAAGGGCAATGCAAACGCAAAATCAAGAGACGGGTCGGTTGGAATTATCCAAATCAAACCCGTCATGGTCAAGGAAGTAAATCGAATCTGTAAGATTCAAGGACTTGATAAAAAGTTCACTCTTGCTGACAGAAAGAATCCATACAAATCAGCGGAGATGTTTTGGATTTATCAGGAGTTTTACAACCCTGACCTTAATTTAGATTCACTTTCAAAAGAGGACATGGCAGTTCTCGCACGAAAGTGGAACGGTGGGCCGAAGGGACATCTGAAGCGTGCTACAAAGAAGTACTGGAAGAAAGTCTCGAAGCGAGTAAACTTGGAGCTAGAAGAACGTAATCTAGCAAAGATGTAAAAATGGGGGATGGAAGAACGTTGTATAGAGTGATGAGAATATCATCAACATATACCGACCAAATTAGTTCTTCCGTCCCTTTTTTGTTTTTACCTTCCATATTTATGAGTAATTAGTTTACGCAACTATGGAGTGTCAATGTGGAATTCATTTTCGTCTTTTTCATCGGATTTTTTAGTTACTGGTTTATGACAAAAGAGAACTTGTTACTGAAGACAAAACGTTACTGTCCTTCAAAAGAAAGTATTGTGAATTTTACAAGGCACTGTAACATAACGTCCTACAAGTTGAGAAAAGAATTGAAACAGTTTTCACTCTTGAAGATTCAAGAAGGTCATTACGAATATGAGGCGGTGCTTCAAACACTAATAAAGAAAGACAAAAAATGACAAGTCGTGAAAAGAAACTGAAGTCAATGTTGAACTACTATGGTATTGACATGACTCCAACGAAGGACGAATCACTTACAAAACGTGACCTTCAGAAGTTCTTGAAACGGATAAATGACTCCTATGATTCTCAGATGGCACAGGACATTTTCAAGAAGATTCGTGATAAACTGACAGACCAAATAAACCCGAAAGACGATGAGGAATCCGATCCATTTTTTGATTCACTACGTGAGCAGGGGAAGGATGGAAGTAAGGATGATAATATGGATTCACTGTTTCCACCAGACCTAAATGCACTGTCAGGTAGAGGTCTTGGGGAAGATGACGGATTGGGTAAACGTCCATTGGGAATCAACCCTGAGATAGAGATGTTTCTTGAGTGGCTAACGGATACACTGTATTCGGCAGACCATAAGGTTGTGGTTCGAGAAAGTGAGGATGGGCTCACTACACATATTGAACTACAAAAGATTACAGGGAAAAAGAAACGGGGTGGAAGAAAGAAGTAATTATATCGAGTGGTTATTCAACCTCGAGGAAACGCTAAGAGATTTCAACATTGAATACTCCGAGTACGATGAATTTCATGTAAACGAAGCAATTATGGAAACCGAACGAATTATCAAGGAACAAAAGATAACGAAGTATCATACGCTAACTGAATCCATGATAGATGATTACATGAGAAATGCAATCGAAAAGGAACCTTCTAAAAAAGATTACTACGAAACTATTTCAAGTTATGTCAAGAAAAGATTACTCCACCACTGAACCCGGTAACATCCCACTTTGGATAAACCACGAGAACATCACGTTTCAGTCGAACGCGGAGATGTTATCTTGGGTTTCAAATGACAAGATAAACTTCAGTCTCTCAGACAAGGTATATGATGCCATGGTGGACTGTTTGAAAGAAAGCATTGATGCCATCATCGTCGCAACAATTGTTGTAAATCATGAAACACATATTGATGTGATGATACGACGTGACAATTTCCAAAAGATACTTAGCTCTTATGTAGAAAGACTACTGACAACTGAACGATACGAAAAACTTGCCTTGGTAAAAAGTCAAGTAACAAAATATGGTTTGGAAATGTCATAATCTTTACTTACATTGTTTTATTCACACTCAACAACAAAACGTTTATGGGACGAGATTACAGACACAAGACAAAGAAAGCCGATAGATTTGAAGACGGCTATGAATTTTTCAAGGAACGTAAGTTAGATTCTTACGACCGAAACAAGGGAAGAAAACAAAACAAAATCAATCTAAATCATTTTCAAGTCGATGATGAAGAAGAGGTTCTTGAAATGAATTGGGAAGAAGGCGAGGAATAAATGCCAGTCAAATTAGTTTCAATTACACACCCGTCTCTCGAAAAAGAGATGACACCTGAAGAGTTTGTTGTTTACATCGCTCGTGTATCTAATCCATCAAATCAGATGAATGTAGAAACAGCTCCACGTCTTATCAATTATCTCATCAAACACAAACATTGGTCTCCGTTTGAGTTTGTTGATATGACTGTGGAAATTGTAACAAGACGTTCGATTGCCGCACAAATTCTTCGTCACAAGTCATTCTCATTCCAAGAATTTTCACAACGATATTCTTCTGCAACATCTGTTCAAGATATTGAACTTCGTAAACAAGCAGAGAAGAATCGTCAATCATCTGCGGAAGCTTACAATCCTGAATGGGTTGGTGGTGTAAAGTTATCGGATATTGTATCTGGTCACTTTCAAGCATCCCTAAATCTTTACAACGAGATGATTCAAGCTGGTATCGCTCGTGAAGTTGCTCGTGATGTACTTCCACTTGCAACAGAAACAACAATGTATATGAAGGGTTCGCTTCGTTCTTGGATTCACTACCTCGAACTTCGTACACTCGAAGATACACAGAAAGAACACCGAGATATTGCGAACGGTATTCGTGATGTTTTTGCACAGAACTTCCCAAGTATTTCTGAGGCAATCGGATGGGGAATGTAAAAAAGTTTTATGAGGAGTCCCTAAACTTCAATTGGGAAATGTTAGAACAAAACCCAAATTACTTCATTGAAATGAACTCAATGACTGACTTTCAAAAGTTAGATGAACTATACGATATGTATATCTATTTTCTTGAGAAAGATGAATTTGAAAAGTGTAATGTAATACAGAATAATATAACGGCGGTAAGAAACAACTATCATAAAGTAATTAGAGAGAAAAAATCGTTATGACTGAAACAGAGAAGGTTATGAAACGTGTACTGAAAAAAGTACCAAATGCAAAAATGCTTTTTGATTCGGAAAAAAATTTGTATATTGATGTAAATGGAGTGAATCTATCGGAGGAACATCTACTCCCTCCAACCAAAGACCCACAAAAGGCATGGGAAATGGCTGACTTGAGTTTGAAGATGACACAGAATTTTGATAGAACTCATCCAATGCGAACTGAACATTATTCATCAAATGATACGAAGAAACGTATCAATCGTAGAAGAAAAAAGACAATAGATTTTTATGGATACTACAACAATGACTAATACGGATGAAATAACAATCTTTGATGAGATTGTAAATTGTGGAATTCTTGAAGATGATACTGTTGTAAATTTTGGGGCCGGTCATCAAGAAGGTAAGTTTTTGGAAACTCTTTTGGATTATAACGGCACACTCGGTAATGAACTCATAACTGCGGTCGAACCTAATAAGAAAAGAATAAAATCGTTATCAAAAAAATTCAAAGGAGAATCTGTTTCTTATTTCGAAGGTTCTCTCCAAGAGTATATTGATTCTGAACACAATGATGCAGACTGGACTGTAATAACAGGTCTATTTGATTCGGGAATTTATGAAAACAATCAGTTCAGTTTTATAAACGAGGTTGTACAAAATTCACTCGAATACTCTAGAAAAGGTGTTATTTTTACTATAAGAATAACCGAGTCAGAAACACTTCGATATTATGATAATTATCTTTTTACGGAATTTGTAAATAGTTATGATAAATTCACCGTAAAAAAATTTGGTGATGGTAATTATGTTTTTTGTATTTTCAAACAATAAAAGGAAGAGGTTATGTCCCTTACTTTACTTATAGTCCTTATTACCGCAGTTGTTGCTGGTGTGGGATTTTGGTTCTACAATCGTAGACAAATCAATTCATTGACTGAAACTCTTGAAGACAAGAATGCAGTCATCAACAGTTTCCGTGGACACTTGTCAACACCATCTGAATCAGAAATAGTGATTGAATCAGTCAAGAATTTCGATGCAAATGATGGATGGCACGGTTCAACGACGGTTACTTCAACAACAGTTACTTCAAGTCCTAATCCTGAAAAGAAAAAGAAACGGTATTCTAACAGGCCAAAGAAGAGTGGTAATGTGAATAATAACCAACCTTCTCAAAAATCCACACCAAAAAAGAATGACGATGGTAGGGGTAAAAAGCCAAAGAAACAACAATAAAATCTAATGATAAACTTCATTTGATATAAGTTATAATGGGAAATCAGAATATGGTTTTCCATTTTACTTTATATTTATAGTAGAAATGAATGATTTTATTATGAAGTAGATGGAGATACTAAATGGCACTGGTAACTATTGGAACACAAACTTGGGACGACCAAAATCTTGACGTTGATGCTTTTGGTGATGGAGTATCTATTGCTCAGGCATCATCTTCTCAACAATGGATAGACTATTGTGCAGCAGGTACACCGGCTTGGAGATATTATAATGATGATTCGAGTAATGCTGATACATACGGAAAATTATACAATTGGTATGTTGTTAGTGCATCAATAACCGCCCATCCGATTGTAGAGAATCCACAGTTCAAAGTACCGGCATCTTCTGATTATAACACACTCATAACTTATTTGGGTGGTACACGAGCAGCAGGACATCCACTAAAAAATACAGAAAACTGGGGAACTTTGAATCGTATATCTGGAAATGGTTCCAATGCCTCTGGTTGGAAAGGAAACCCTGGTGGATTCCAAACTGTTGACGGTGAGTTTTTTGATTTGACTTGGAGTGGCAACTGGTGGTCAAATACAACTGCATCTGTAAGTGATGCTATATCTTATAAGTTGTACTGGTCTAACAGATCTGCAATTTCAATAAATACACCAAAAACAATGGGTCTTTCAATCCGTCTTATACTTTCTGGTTCATGGACTGGAAGTAATGGATTCCGTCCGAGTGAAAACTGGGGATAAGATATAACACATAAAAATAATTGAATGGGAGACAAGATTTTTCTTGTTTCCCATTGTTTTTTTCCTTATATTAGAACTCACATTATTCATCATAGGATTGTTATGAATCTCGGTTATGCCTGTATCAATATGACCCTCGGTAAGAAGAAGATTACCACCAATCGGTCAATGATAAAGAAAACGTTTCTTCAACGTGGTATCAATTATGCCGCTGAACTTGGTCTCCAAAACGTCAAGGACTTGGAAACTATTATTCATTGGAACGTAGAAAACAACATCAAACTTTTCCGTATCTCATCCGATATGTTCCCGTGGGCATCCGAATACGGTATAGAAAACATCCCTAACATACAGGAAATTACAGAGGTAATGAAACGTACAGGTGAGTATGTAAAACTCAATGGCGTTCGTTTAGGGTGTCACCCTGGCCCTTTTAACGTACTATGTTCACCGAATGAAAAAGTAGTTCAGAACACTATTATTGACTTAGAAAACCACGGTAAAGTTCTTGACTTACTTCAACTTTCACATACACCATACAACAAGATAAACATCCATTGTAACGGTACATATGGTGATAAAATTGCAAGTATGCAACGTTTTTGTGACAACTATGACAGATTGTCAGAGTCTGTCAAATCTCGTCTTACAGTTGAGAATGATGACAAGGCGAGTATGTATAGTGTGAAAGACTTGATGTATATCCACGAACGTACTGGTATTCCAATTGTGTTTGATTATCACCATCACACGTTCAATACAGGTGGTCTAACTGAACAAGAAGCCCTTGAACTTGCTATGTCAACGTGGCCGGATGGTATTACTCCTGTTGTTCATTACTCATCATCCAAACCAAAGGAGTCGGGTAATCCAAAAGACAAACCACAGGCTCATGCAGATTACATTTTGGAGAAAATAAATACTTATAGTCATAACGTAGATATTATGTTGGAATGTAAAGCCAAAGAATTGGCACTACTCGAATATCGTAAACACAATGGAGAAATTCAAAATGGATAGAAAGAGATTACAAAAACTCGCTGGTATTATAACAGAAAATTATGTTTCTGAATCTATACCACAAAATGTTATGAATCAAAAATACAAGTATGTTGGTAAGACATTAGAGATAGAACCAGGTTCAGATGTTTTTGATTCACTCGATGATTTCTTTGCAGAGATACGTTATAGTTGGGACACAACAGAAACTGAAGTTCAGAAGTACATAGATTCTCTTTCATACGAAGGTGGAAAGATTGTTTCTAATCATTCTGGTACAAAACAAGTAGAGTTGGTAAAACAGTAAGAGTGAACTTATGATAAGTAAACTGTTCAGTCTAAAAAACCTTATTTGGTTTTGTGCGATTGGATTAGCAGTATTTTCCGGATATTATTCCGTATTCGGTATATCCAAATTATTTTCAGGTGGTTCGTGGTCAATTATTGGTATGGCGGCAATGTTGGAACTTTCCAAACTTGTTGTTGTAACTTTTTTACACGATAACTTCAAAACACTCCGACTTCTTTTCAAGGGGTATCTTCTATCTGCCGCAGTAGTTCTTATGGTAATCACCTCTATTGGTGTTTATGGGTATCTAACAAACTCATACCAAGAAACTGCGAAGGTGGTTTACAAAACACAAAATGAAATTGTACTTCTTGACCAAAAGAAAAAACTTTTTGAAGAACAAAAGATTCAGTTAGACAAAGCAGTTGAAGAAAAAAATTCACGTCTCAAATCACTTGACCAAATCCGTGTATCACAACAAAATGCTTACACACAACAGCTATCGGAAAAACGTGGAACTGGTGGTCTATCAAAGAATATCGCTTCAATAGACAAATCATCCGAAGGATTGAACTCTGATATTTCCACTCTTACACAAAAGTCATTCGTACTTTCAGATTCTATCGCTGCAATAGAACAAACAAAACTAACACTCAACAACGAAACATTCTCATCGGAACTTGGACCACTTCTCTACTTGAGTCGTATCACAAACATTCCGATGGATAGTGTTGTTAACTGGTTCATTCTATTTCTCGTTATTGTATTTGACCCACTTGCGGTTAGTTTGGTAATAGCCGCTAATCATTTGAGTGATAAAGAAAAACAAAAAGAAACATTAGATGAATTGAGTGAGATTGGTCAAGACATAGGAATCGGATATGAAGAACCAACTCAAAGTTTCCCACCAGCTGTAAATGACCAAATTACAGATTCGGTTACGCAGGCTCACTTACACGTACAGTCACAGATTACAGATTCTGTTACACAGATTAGAGAGGAACCACAACTGGTTGTTGAAGAACCAGAAGTAGAACTTGCACTTGGTGATATTGTGGATGATACACCAAAGAAAGAAAGAAAGAAAAGAAAATCAAAAGATTTGAAAAAGTCAGAGGAAAGTAGTATATTAGATGAATCATCTAATGATGATGAACAAAGGAAGTTTTATGAGGAGGAAATTCAACCTGCTCAATTACCAGCAGTAACATCAACGGGGTATTCACGAGGCATTTCTGTATGAGATATATGACGTGTCAAAATAGTCAACCTACGAGTAAGTATTTCAAAGGAAGACGTTGTTACGAAGAAGTTTTGGTAGATGAAAATACCAAATCTGTACTTTGTTGGAAGTGCACTGCAATGATGTTACCACCACCTGAAGAAAAGAAGGTTAGTGGTTATCCTCGTGGGTGGAAGTTTATGTCTGAATTTGTTGATAAGGACGGTAATGTATATCACAAGGGTGAATTACAACCTGAATTATTTGGAACTTTACCACCAACTGAAATAAAAGAGTCAACAAAAGAAAGAAAAAAGAAAACTACGATAGACGATAAAATTACTAACGAATTTGCAAAGTTAGTTCAGAGTGGTAAAATAAAAAAAATTACTAAAAAGACCGTGAAGAAAACTACGAAAAAATAAAGGAGTAGAATTATGGCAGGTTTCTATGATGATGAGGATGAGAACGTACAAAAAACAAGTACAAAGAAATCAGAAGAAAAAGGTGAAGATTTACCAGTAAAGTGGAAAGAGGCTCTTTCACAAATTGATTATGGTATTGATGTAGAAAGCTCTACTCTGTATATGTTTGGTGATATTGCAGATGGAACTCTTTATGATTTTATGTTGAGAATAAAGGCTATTCTTCACATGAGAGAAGATGATAAGAAGGATAATCCAATCAACATTATTATCAATTCTGACGGTGGTGATGTATATGAAGCACTCGGTATGATTGACTTTATTCAATCACTCAACGTAAAGGTAAACACAATTTGTAGAGGACGTGCAATGTCCGCAGCCGCCCTACTTCTTTGTTCGGGAACAGGTGTTCGTGCTGCTTCAAAAAACAGTACAATCATGTTCCATGAAATGTCATCAGGTATCTATGGTAAGTCATCAGACATGAAGGCAAACGTTCAACACATGGAAAAGTTGGAAGAAGTCCTTGTTCAGATTATGAGTGAAAACTCAAACAAGGATGCCAAGTTTTGGAAAGAAACAACACTCAAAGATTATTATCTATCACCTGAAGAGGCACTCGGACTTGGTGTAATTGATTCAATCTCCTTCT